CGGGTGAAGCCGTGCCGCTCCACGAGGTACTGCGCGGCGGTGCTCTTGCCTACTCCGGCGAAGCCGGTGAGTCCTACTACCTGCATGGTGTGCTCCTATTGCTTGGATTTGAAATAGAGGGTGGATTCGGATGCTCCGCTCAACCGTGCGATGACTCCCACCGAGGTGCCGGTCTCCACGGCCTGCCTCACGAACGAGGCCGGTACTTGGGTATTTATTATCACGAGCTTACGAAGATAAATGACAGAGGACAAGACCTCGGGCTGGAATTTTCCGCCGACTGCGTTCTTCTTCATGTGGCGCGAGACCGTGGGCACCGTCAGCCGGCAAATCTTGGCCAGCTGGTTCAGGGAGAACAGCTCGAAGCCGTGCAGCTCGTGTGCCATGACCATGCGCTCCCGGCGGTCAGCCAGCGCCGAGGTGATCCAGACCTCTTTGGCCCTCTGCAACTGCTTCAGGCGCGTGTCCTTCATCTCGCTGGGGTCAGCGCTGAAGATCAGGTTCGGTTGGGTGCTCATGCTGCGATTTCCTCCTCGAAGTCAATGCGGGTGATCCAGCGGACACCCTTCTCCAGCGGAGTGACTTGTATGATGCCGGCGTCCTGCAGCGCCTGGATGATCTTCAGGAACTCATCGGCCCGGAGGTCTTGGCGGAAGTGGCGGTAGACCACCTCCCACTTGGCGGCGCCGCCCTTCTCCAGCAGGAACTCCTCGACCTGCGCCTGCCGGCGAGCCCAGCTGGATTCGGAGATGCGGTTGGCCATGTTGACCATGTGGGTGAACCACGAGGCGGCGAAGTTGATGGCCGAGAGCATGTGAGACAGATGCACCTTGTCGCAGCAATCGAGCATGGCCAGCAGGGTGGCTGCCTTCAGGATGGAGAGCGTCATGCGCTGGGAGGCAGCCTCGATGATCTGGTGGCGCTGGTGGCCCTCGGCGGCGTCGAGCACGTCCGTGACGAACTTCATCAACCGGAGCCAGGCGTCCTCGGCACACGGGACTGCTGCTGTGGGGCCGTCAGGATCGTTGAAGCTGGCCCAGTGCGCCCGTGCTGTCTCGATGCGGTTGACCATGGCGGTGAAGACATCATCGCCGCGCTCGATGGCGTGGATGTCGCCCTGCTCGAACCAGTCAGACTGTGCGGTGCGGGGAGGTGCCGCAGCCTCCACGTAGATGAAGCGGGTCAGGAAGCCGGAGCGAAAGTCTTCCTGGGTCAGGTAGTCGGCCATCTGGGAGGCAATGCCCATCATGAACAGGGTCAGGGAGACATCCACCGAGCCGCGCCGGTTGTTGTCCCCCGTGGCCCGCAGCTTGCCGGATACGTGGCCGTCGAACAGCTCGGTCATCTTGCCCTTGGCGCCGGCCATGTACGCCTTCTTGTCCACTTCCTGAATCCAGCCCTGTGCCTCATCGCGGTGCAGCAGCGCGGAGCGGTTCGGGCGCTTCAGCAGCTCGTTGTCGAGCGCTTCCGGGGTGAAGTCCGAGCCCAGATCGTAGTGGTACTCAATCACGCCGTCCACGTCATCATCGGGGATTACGGACAGGGCCTTGATGAACTTCAGCATCAACGAGCGGGTGGTGGACTTCCTGGACCGGGTAGTCTCCCCCAGCACCATGAACCACATGTTGAGGGGCATCGGCCCCCACTTTGGGTAGGCGTGGCCGAAATCGCTGAACACGGTGGACAGGATCGTGAAGGCACTGGCTACGTGGTACTCGGGGGCAGCATCGGTCTTGGACATGCCCCAGGCCATGTACTCATCAATGAAGGTGTTGGGCAGGCTGTCCTTCTCGCTCTGCGTCAGGAAGTCCACGCTCTTGTCCTTGGGCGTGGGCTCGACGGTGACGATGGCCTCGTAGCCGGGGTCTTCATCGACCTCGCCGCCCTCGGACTTGGCGCGCGCCCGGATGATGTCGGCCCAGAGCAGTTCATCGGCGTTGTGCTTGCCATCGGCGGCGAACTTGTTGAAGGGGTGACTGTGGCACACCACGAAGGCTGCCTCATCGCTGGCGCCGCAGCGAAAAAGCTCCTGCTCCAGGAGGAACAGGGCATCGGAGCGGTCCACGTTGCCCGGGGTGGTCTTGTTCAGCAGGTCCATGAGCGCCGGGGACGCCTTCAGGGACTTCAGCGCCGCGCCCATCTTGGGCAGGTCACCCATCTCCTTGAACGCATCCACGATTTGCTCGACCGGCGGATACGCGGCGCTGAACTCGGCCAGCGTGTAGACCGGGCCGGAGCCGTCGAAGGTGACCAGGAACGGCTCAGCGTACTTGGTGTTCGAGGTGCCCGGCACCCGGAGGAGCTTGTTCACGGCCCAGCCGTTGTCCAGCCCTGTCTTGGCCTTGTCGTGGGTGTTCGACACGCTGTGTGCCAGCGGCTCGATGAGGGAGGGGTCATGGCAGTCGGTGATCCGCCAGTAGATGTGGGTCTTGCCGTCCGATGTCTCCGCGATGCCCGAGGGCGGTAGCAGGGCGTCCGCGACGTTGAAGGTGTCGGCGTCCGCGTGGACCACCTGGATGGACCGGGCGAGGCTCTTGCGCGCGCCTGCGGTGCCTTTGAACAGGCACGGTGAGGTGTAGACATCCTCGCCCGTGAGTTTGCCGGTCAGCTTCAGCAGCTGCTCGCGCTGCTCCGGCCAGCTGAAGAACCGCTGCTGCGAAGGGGCGCCGTTGCCGTCCAGCCGGGCGATGACGGCCCTGCCCTGCAGGCCCTCCCAAAGGAAGTCAACGTACTGCTCCTGCACGCTCATACGGTGCCCCCGTTTGTGTAACGCATTTCCACGGCTCCTTCGGTAAAAAAGCCCCTCCCGAGAGAGGGGCCAGTTTGTGTTGCTAAGTGCCAGCGCCCGACTCGAACGGGCTGTGTAGCCGACCTACAGGATGGCGGTACTGCTAGAGCTTGAACTTGGAGCCGGCTGCCTTGGCCTTGCCGGCGGTGGCGGACGGTGCCTTGCCGGCCACGGCGGCGGAAGCGGCAACCGAGGTGGCCACGGAGGCCAGGGAGCGGTAGCCCCGAATGACTTCCTTGAACTCGACCGGGGTCTTGTCAACCCACTTGCCCTCGGAGTTCTGCTCCTGCTTCTTCTTGTGGCCCACGGTGACCTGCAGTTCCTCGCCCAGCCAGTCATCGGTGTCGATGTCGGACAGGTCTTCGGCGGCGACACCGAGGGCCTTGGCGATGGCGAGGAGGTCATACGGCGGGGTGGGCTCGCCGGTCTTCTGGCTGACGCCCTCGAAGGCGTTCACGTCTGCGAACAGCCGGCGGTTGCCCTGCTTGCTGCCGTCCGCTGCCGTCTCGCCGTCAGCGATGCGGAACTGGAACTTCAGGCGAAGCTTTCCGGCGTTGGCTCCCTCCTTCACCTTGTCTTCCGTGATGGAGAAGACGGTGACGGTGTAGGGGCCTGCGGGAACCGGCTCAAACTGGCGTCCGGCGCCGTCGAGGGTTTCCTGGTCTACGTTGAGGCTGAGTCGTGCCATGGTGTGGTGTCCTTACTGGATGCGTTGGTTGCTATTTTTTGTTGGGTGCTTACGAGAGTAGTAAGCGATACGGAACAGCTTATCACTGCTCCGAGCGTGCGAGATAGGGGTAAATGTCAGCGAATGTCGGGTCTCCCATCTGGAAGGGCAGCTCGCCGGAACGGTCGGAGGCGTCGATTTTGCCGTCTCCCTTGGTCTGCAGAACGTGGACCGGCTGGCCGGATTCGTCCTTGCCCACGGCGAGGTAGAGCACCAGGTCGATGGGCTTCAGGGCCTCCTCGATGGTCTTCTTGCCGAGGAAGAACGGGCTCATGAGCACCTTGCCGGAGTCCTCATCCTTCAGCTTCTCGGCGTGGGTGGTGAAGATGACGTTGACGTACTTGGAGCGGTGCAGCATCTTGACCGTGGTGATGGAGTTGTCCGCGATGAAGGCCCAGAGCCCGTAGCCCACCTCGTTGGTGTGCTCCTTCATGTGTTCCTGCAGCTCGGAGAGCGTGTCCACGATGATGGTCTTGTACTTGGTGGGGTTGTCGGCCACCGCGCCGATCACGGCGGCTCCGGTGTTCCAGTCCTCGACGTACACCACGTCGAGGTTGGGGTCATCGCTGTACTCCTTGTCGAGGACACTGGAGCCGTCTTCGACCGCCAGGAACAGGACCGGGGACAGCTCGGGAACCTTGGCACACGAGGCTGCGAGGGTGGACTTGCCGACGCCCTTCTTGCCGTAGATCACGGCGCTGAACTTCTCGGACATCGGGCGGGGCCGCTCGACCTTGACGCCGATGCTGCCGAGGTCGAACAGCTCCGGGGCCGGCGCCGGCTTCTTCTTGACCACGGCTTTGGCCTTGGGCTTCAGGCCCTTGTCCTTCTCCTCGATTTCAGCTGCTTCGGCCAGCGCCGCCAGCTGGGCGTCGGCGTCCGCCAGCTCGACTGCTTCCTGATCTTCGATGGTGATGGTCATGTGTCTCTCCTTAGTTGAGGTGTTCGTTGTAAGCGGTGAGGTCTCCACGGCCAACCGTGGAGCAGGTGTAGCACTCGATGTTGCCCTTTTCATCGGTGTCGCTGGGCAGTTCATCGAGCTGGCCGGCCTGGACGTACTCCCAGATCATTGAGGTGCGGGCCAGTGCCCGCTCCACCAGCTCGGGCTGGTAGGGCTCCACCCAGTGGATGACATCTCGGATGTCGTTGCTGTGGCGGGGGAGGAAGATGATCCGGCACCGCTCCACCGTGTAGCCCTGCTTGATAAGGCCGGCGGCGTACAGCTGCTGCTGGTAGCGGTACTGGGTGCTCGGCCCCCACTTGGCGGCTTCCTCCAGGTTGCCCTGCATGAGGAACTTGCGCCGCTTGGCCAGCGCGAGGGTGAGCTTGTCGTAGCTCCACTTCCCGGGGAATTTGTAGTCCCCCGTCTCCCCAAAGAGCGGGGTGAAGATGTCGAGGTGGCCGTTGATGTTGCCGTAGTTGGGGATGTTGATGGTGTGGACCTTGTGCTCGCGCAAGGTCTCCAGCGGCTCTCCGGTGAACGGGTGCCGGAGCACCAGGTTCTGTTCGAGCCAGTAGTGGGCCATGGTCCCGATCCAGGCGGCGTAGCCGAAGCCACCATCCCTGCTGGGCATCTCCACGCCGAGCTTGGCTGCCATGGTGTAGCCCACGCAGTAGGCGCAGCCGCCGATTTCCGATGGCCCGATCTTGACCTGCTTGTCGCGCTCGGACTGACGGGTGAAGCCCTCGGTGAAGGCTGCGGTAACCTGCTCCTCGGTGAAGGTCTCCAAG